TGTCAACAGACATTTGATGTAGATTTATATGATGTTCTTGATGAAACATATAATATTGCTGCATCTTCATGTGAATGGCGTTTGGCTAAATATGGAGAAACAGAAGTCTTAGCAATCGAATCAACTGTCAAAGGCACAATAAATATTACAGATAACATAATTCAAATAACAATTCCCTCTTCTGATACACAGAACTTATTTGGTAAATTTACACATCAGTTGGTTATTACAGATAAGTTGGGAAATCAATTCGTAGCCGATCTCGGCAAAATTTCAATCAAACCCATGATCAAGTAAATAAGGAGGATTCGTAATGATTAATACATACGAAAAAAATCAAATTCTTAATAATATTTTTCGCAATGGAGAAAAGACAATTTATATTGGTGTAAGTAAAACAGCTCCAAGTGAAGATGGAACTAATTGTACTGAGCCTACGGTTTCTAGTTATAAGCGTTTTGCTGCAAAATGTGATGCAACTAATTGGAACGAATCCGTTCAAGGTTCGACCACAAATTCCGTAGTATTCCGTTTTAATGAAGCACAGGAGTCATGGACAACCGCTGCGTCTCCTGTAACTCATTGGGTAATTTTTGATGCCGCCACTGGTGGAAATATGATGTTCTATGGAGAGCTTATGAGGGCACAGGAAATTCCTACTGGTGCGGTTCTTGAAATTCCAGCAGAAGGACTAACTACTACTGTGCTGAATGCATAAAAGAAAACGGGGTGAAGTATGCGAATAAACTATCACATTTTATCATCCAAGATTTCGGATAGACAAACATTTCGTGAGTATATTCATGGTGCTTCACGATATACTCAGCTTGTTAATACGAGTTTTATTAAAATTAAGAACTCTATTAAAACAGCATTAAAAGCAATATTAAAGCCACGTACAAATAACGTGGCTTTTAATAATTCAAAATTTCTAACAAGAGTCTTGTTTTTGTTCCATGCAAAATCAAGAAATGAGATTAAATTTGATGATGATTCAACATTTTTAGTTCGTGAAAATGTCAAAAGTAAAGAAGAAAATACAATAAAAATAGAGAACAAAAATACATCCTCTATAGTTTCTGAAAGAATTGAATCCAAAAGCGATTCTGATATTGTTGTACAGAACAATAACTCCTCTCTTTCATTAAGCGAAAAATTGAAAAATGATAATAATGATATTCAGTTTAAGAACAACGAAGTTCATACGCAGATAGGCATTTTTAATGAACCAAATGAAGATAATGAAATCAATTTTACAAATGGGAAGGTCAATATGTCTGCCTCTTATTTGATACGATTAAAAATGATGAGTGGATCATTAAATAGTTATTATAATCAAACAATCTCAGAAACAGGTAGAAAGAAAATAATTTAAAAGGAGGAAATATATGTCAGAGATATTAAGTAACACTGGCGTTAAGTTGTGGTCTGAAACAGATTATAATGAATTGTGGCTTACTATATTCGATCAACTTACTGGTCAAGGTGGTAAAAGCAATATTCGACTGATTGATGAGGCTATTGGCAAAATTAACGTTGCTCTTGATGGTTACAAATTTGAATTTTCCTCTGATGAGGATAGACTGTATATCTCTAAAGGAGATTCAAAGTTGCCAGTTTCGTTAATTGATTCAAACGGTCATGTTGCGACAAAGGTTGATGGTACTACCATTACTATTGACGAAAGCGGTGTTATAAAAGGAGTCCCTGTAGATGATGCTTTATCAGAAGAATCAACAAATCCTTTACAGAATAAAGTGATTGCTGGCGAATTAAAAAGCATTAAATCTAAGATGGGAACAGATGAGTCTGCAATTAAACAGAATACATCGGATATTACGAGCAATACAAAAAGAATTGAAGCCAATGAAACGGCAATTTCCACGTTAAATGGAACGGGTGATGGTTCGGTAAAAAAGGCAGTTTCGGATGGAATTGCAGAGGTTGTAGCTGGCGCACCTGAAGATTTTGATACGTTGAAGGAAATGTCTGATTGGATTTCTACACATGAAACAAGTGCATCTGCCATGAACAGTCAGATTCAAGATAATAAGAAGGCTATTACGACATTACAGACTGATAAAGCAGACAAGACAGAAATTCCAACAGTTCCAACAAATGTATCTGAGTTTACAAATGATGCAGGATATCTTACTGAGCATCAAGATATTTCTAATCTTGTTGTAAAGGAAGAAGGCAAAGGATTATCTTCTAATGATTATACAAGCGAAGAAAAGACTAAGCTTGGTGGTGTTGGAACTTCACAGGGACAGAATCTGATTACTTATCCTTACTATAGACCAGATAGTTATACAACTAATGGTATCACTTGGACAGTAAACGAAGATGGGTCTATAACTGCTAATGGCACAGCTACGGCTACTGCGTTCTATTGTGTTTTTAAAGGTCAGTTAGGATTAGAAATTGGAAAATATTACGTATTGACATTAACTACGGTCAAAGGGAAAGCAGCTTTATATTTAGCCAATGAGAATAAACAGAATCATGGTACAGACATTGCGGCTTGCCGTGACGTTAATGATTCAACACTGGAGCGAATTTTTAAATATTCACAAACTGATGACTTCGATCATGATGTAATTGGTTTATATATTACAACGGGTACTACTCTAACTAACTGCGTTATAAAATTTCAGTTAGAATGTGGCACTATAAGGCACGAGTATCAGCCTACAACCCTTAGCAACCCTACGCTGAAAAAGAAGATTACTGACATAAGATCAGAAACCACCGTAAATCTTTTGAAGCCTACTTTGGAAACAATAACAGAAAATGGTGTAACTTGTACAAATAACGGAGATGGTACTTATACTTTGAATGGAACTGCTACATCTACTGTTAGGTTTCAGTTCGGCATTGATGACAATTTAATTGTTGGTAAAACATATAAAGCTTTAGGTATTCCTATCGCGGGTTCATATAGTACAATACTAATGGGATGGGATAATCATGGATATTTTAACAAGGATGGTCTTATTGATAAGAAAACAAGCGAACCTAGACCAATATCAATGCAGGTCTTGTCGGGGTATACATGCGATAATCTTGTATTCAAACCAATGCTCACCACGAACCTCTCCGCTACATATGATGATTTCGTACCATACACAGGTGATGCAGGAAAGTTAAACGGTGATGTGGCAGAGTTAAACAAAACTGTAGATACACTAAAAAAATCTGTCAGTGATGGCAAGACAAAGGTAGCCAATGCTATCACTGGTAAAGGTGTAGAGACGGCTACTGACGCAACATTCGATGTAATGGCGGAAAACATAGGTAAAATTGATACTGAACTTCATGGCGCTACTTTAGCTGTCAGCACCTCAGACAATGAATTATTCGGAAAGACGGTCACTTTAACGCTTAACGGGGCTAACGTTGGCACAACTGTGCTCGCTAGTAATGGGACGTGTAGTTTTGTTGTACAAACTCCAGGGACGTATACTATTACAAGTGGCGAAGCTCACAAGGACGTAACAGTTACAAGTGACAATGTGCTTAATAAAACAGTTATTTCTGTTGAGCTTTCGCTTCTTAAGATAGTAGCTTTTGCTACTGGTACAGATGCAGAAATCGCAGCTATGATTAAAGCGCACTACAACAATAAAATCAATATAGCCGATTACTGGGCTGTTGGTGATATAAGAACTGTGCATTTATCTGCTATGGCGGCTATACATGTGGGTGAATCGCATAGGGCGCAAGATGTTCAATTTGTAATTGGTGATTTTGAACATGATGACTTGAGAACCCCTATCAATGGTCATTCAAAAGCGGCTGTAACTCTTTTACAGAAAGATTGTCTCATGGATGCGGCTAATGCATCTAATCCTGTAAATGGTAGTGAAGATACTGAACGAGGATATATTAATGAACTTGGTACTACCGCTGGTGGTTGGAACGAGTGCCCAAGACGTGCCTGGTGTAATAATACGTATTTTACGGCACTTCCTACTATTTGGCAGTCTATGGTTAAGTCTGTCAAAAAGAAAGCATCTGGTGGAAACACACAAACATCAATCGACATTACTATAGACAAGGTATTTTTAGCTGCTGAGATTGAAATTTTCGGTTTAACGAAGTATTCAGCTCCAGGTGAAGGAACACAGTATCAGTATTATAAAAATGCAACTGCAAACAGATATAAGCTACCAAGGTTTAGTTCAGATTCGGGTTCTGTTACAAGCAGCTATTATGAGAGGTCTCCTAGTGTGAGATCAATATCAGAGTTTTGTATACTGGATCGCATGGGTGGAGCTAATACTGAGTATGCAAATGATCGTCGTGCTATTGCCCCATGCTTATGCATATAGAATTATCTAAGATTGGAGGTTAGATTATGGATAGTAAAGAGCGAGAAGAAGTGTTCAAGGCTATCAATGATGTCGCTAACAGAATTAACGATGTATCTCAGAAGCTTGATGAGGTTATGCATAAACTAAACATGGATTCAAATGAAAGGATTACTGTTAATAATGGTGCAATCTCATCAATAACAGAAGATGTATTACCAACAATGCAAGATGATGCATCTAATTTATCAGATATGATTGATAATATTCTTACAGACGTTATTCCTGGTTTAGTAGAAGAATTTTCGTCTACAACGGACACTTCAAATAATAATAATGAAAAAAACGAATAAATTTTTAATAATTGGAGTAGTTCTCATCGGAACTGCTTTTTTATATATTACAAAACAAAACAATTTTTTAAGGAGGAAGGAATTATGGGAACATTTATCGCAACAAAAATCGAGGAAGCAGCAGAAATTTCTTTAGAGAAGGGACAGGCTAAATACCGTGCTTACTTTGTTCGTAAAAGTGCAAAGAGATTGTATGGAAAATATCAGGAGGATGTAAATACTATTCTGTCTA